ATTAAAGGATTTGTTAAATTTTCTTTAGGCTCAATTTTATTCCATAATTCATCCTTAAAACTATAAATATGCCAAGGCATTTTTAAATAATTACAACTTAAGATATCAGCTTCCGATGCAATTGAATCAGTTACAGGATGAGAGTGAAATATACCTACTATTTCTCCTTGATCTTCGCAATCAGCGTAATCATCAGGATCAATAGCAAAATATTCCATTGTAGATTCTGCGATATTTTTACATGGATAAAAAACTTCTTGTCCTTTTATTATTGCAACTAAACCACAAGCTTCTTTAGGGAGAAGCTTTTCAGAATATTCCTTTGCTTTTTCCTTCCAAATCATGCGTTTATAAACCTACCGATACCAGGGAAATCATCTTCATTTGCAAGTTTAGATGGTGCTGAAACACCTACTAAGTCAAAAGTTGAAACTAATTCAAAACCAACAACATCTCTATCCTCTGAAATCATTCTTTCTACAAAATATATTTCTTTGTCAAATTCTGCTGTTGGATCAGGTGTGCCATAAGGATTTATATTATCAAGAAAATTAATATTATCAAGATGTTTTGCTAATGTCCTATGTCGTGTGATTTTTGCCCCTCCTAAATTTATTGGACAAAAGAAATTTCCAATTTGAAATATATTATATTGTTTAAAAAATGAAGTAATAGTCCCAAAACTGTTTGAAAATTTTATTTTAGGTCTTGGTAATGCACCGTTAGTTGAATATGTGTACCCCTCAGCTGAGCATGGATATTTTTCGTAGGTATTACCTTGCCAAACCACACTTTGCGAATCTTTAAGATTTACACCGTTATGAAATAAATATGTAATAGGTAGTGGAGGGTTGGTATTAGACTGTTTATAAGTTACCCCGTCAGTCACAGTAGATACATTCTGACTAATTAATGATTTTACATTAAAACTGATAACATTATTATGTTGATTTGTACCTACTGAAGAAATTGTATAGTAACCATCTATCATGTTTTCATTTCCTGTGAAAGCTAAATTCACAAGATCTCCTACAGCAGGTGATTGATGTAACCCTGTTCCAGAAGCAAAGTGAATATTTCCACCAATAGTTATATCAAATCCAGTTTGCGAGTAGTCATACGTTTTATTACGAGGAATATAATGCAAGTTTTCTACTAACTCAATAGAGAAAAAATCAAGAATTGCTATCTCATTTAAACCTTGTAAATCAGAAACAGGAATAGTCATTATGGCTCAAATACCTGTCTAAATTTTGCTTTTAATGTAGCTGTTTTAGCATTGTTTAATGTATAAGACCAATCTTCGCAACAATATTGCCCTGCACCTGTTCGTGTGTATGTGATATTAAATTCTGCCTGTCCACCTCCATTGGAATTAGTTTTTATTGTAAATTCGTTTTGATTATTATATGTTTGAACTAAATAAGTTTTAAGTGGAACTAAAGATTCACTACCACTAGCAGTAATACTTATAAAATCATTTTCAGCAATACCATGATTATTTGAAGCTATTACACCAACAGTAGTTTCACTTGCAACTGTTATTTGTACAGTTGTAGATGATATTTTTTCTGTCTCTGGTGTAAATGTAAAACTTGCTCCACGCAATGCTTGAGTTTTTAAAAACGCATCAATTGTTCTAGCTTCTTGGTGTGTTATATGTTTAAAGTTTACATCAAAAACATTTGCATCTAATTGTGTTGGCAAGCCAAAAACAACTCTCTGCTCAAATCCATCCCCTAGTTTTGTAATTCTTACTTTTGGCTTTTCTGTCTTTTGAAAAGTAAAACTTGGTTGAATTGTTGTAGGAAAAATTGCCATTAGTTATTTAATAAACCTCCAGGTCTCTGCTCATCAATAATAGTTGATCTAATAACTGATCCTAATAATTCACCAAACTCTTGACTCTGCTCTTCATCTCCCTCCACAGACGAACCGCTTGCATCTACGTTAACGACTATATTACCAACTCCTCCTCCTTGAGAAATAACACCTAACTTTCCACCTCTACCTCTCTGCAACGGGAGTATAGCTTCCGGGCCTGCTTCTCCCATAAGTCCTATTCCGTTTTCCATAGGAAAAATACGAGGAGAATTGACTATGCCCCCCAACTTATAAGGAACGATTTTATTTTTTGCAAAGACATTCCCATTTGCATTTTTAAATGGATTTTTAATAGAAGATGTATCTAAGGGATTAAAATCACCAAAAGATGTTAATGCACCGCCTAAATCTGTTCTAAATGATGTTGATCCTAATGAAGGTTTTGGTTTAAATAAATTACTTAAACCACCTGTTAATGGAGCTATTATATTTGCTCTTATTTGTATTCTTATAATGTCTGCAATAATTGATTGTGCAAGTTTTTTAAAATTTAAAGTTCCTGTTTGTACAAATTGTACAAGTGCATCTTCTAATTTTTTAAATGTACTCACAAAAGAGTTTGCTACTTGTTGATTTACATCCTTAACAGAATCCCTATATTTATCTAAAATTTCTCTTGCTTTTTTGGTGTCTTCTTCAGCAGCTTGTTCCATAGGACTTTGAAAATCTGTTAATTCATCTCCTTCTTGTGCAAAAGGATTATTAAACCCTTCTAAATTTAATCGACTACCACTAATATCAAAAGAACTTGTATCTATATTAAAATTAAATGGATTTTTCATAATATTTCCAAAATCTTTCAAAGCTTTATTTCTTTCTTGTATTGCTTTTATTTCTTGTTTAATTTGTTTAATTCTTTTTCGATCTCTCTCTTTTATTTCCTCACTAGCAAATATTTCCATAGCTTCTTTTATTAAACTGATACCTGTTGGATCACTTACTGCATCTAGCACATCTGAAAAACCAAATTTAGCTGCACCTTTTTCTAATCTTTTCAATTCTCTTTGTAAATTTTCAAGTTTAAATTCTTCTCCAATTTTAAAGAAATCTTTAAAAGCATTTATAAGTCTATTAATATTATCTACAGCTATTTCTGTCATTTGCTGTATTTCAGCACCTAATGGTTGCAAAATATCACCAACATTTTTCTTCAATTCGTCAAATGTTACCTTCATTCTTGCACCAGCTTCAGCAGAACTACCTGCCATTTCTAAAGCTGCATCCCTATGATCCTCGCTCAACCTAACTACAAATTTCATAACACTATTTAGCCCGACTACACCATCTCTTAAATCTTTTTGCAATTGTGGCAATGTCCTGTTTGTAGCCAATGCAAATTTTGTTACAGCTCCTGGTAACCTTTCACCGAGCTGACCTTGTAATTCTTCAGCCGACACCTTACCTTTACCAAAAATCTGCGACATCGCTCGAATAGCAGATTTAACATCTTCTGCATCTCCACCTGTTGCTTTTATTGCCTCAGAAACACCTCTAAAAACAAGTTCTGCATCATTTACATTTCCACCTGCACCAATAACAGAAGCAGCTAATGTAGTGAATTGTTTTGAGGCATCTGCAATTGGAACATTCAATTCTTGAGATACATCTCTAATTATTTCTTGTGCTTTTGCAAATTCTTTTTGTGTTTTAGTAACACCTCTAAGTGCTACTTCAAGCCTCTTAATAGAAGCAGAATATTGTGCTGCTGATTTGCCTGCTTGAACAAAAGCAGCACTTGCATCAACAGTTAAACCAATCAATGCACCTGTTGCTATACCTGCTGGCCCTGCCCCTGCCCCTATAGCTGCAAAAGCTCCTGTCGTAGCACCTGCTGGTAAAAATCTACTTGCTGCTCCACCTACGGCAGCCCCTAATGCAGCCTTACCACCAACTCCAATTCCCTTTGGGGTTTTTTTTGCTGTTTGGTTAAAAGCTTGTAACTTTGCTCTATTTTCATCTATTTGTTTACTTAAAAATTTAAATCCTACACTACCTATCCTTACCTCTTCTCTTAATTTTTTTAGAACTTTTTCTTTCTGTCTAAATTGACTTATTGTTTTTGGGGTAAATTGAGTAACTTCCCGAATACTTCCTGCTAATTTTTTAAAAGCACCAGGAGTTTTTGCTATAGATTTATCTAATTTAAGAATCTCTCTAGTCAGTGATTTAAATTCTTTAAGTCCCTCAAGATCAATTTTTAATTTAATTAACTTTATTTCTTGTTTAGCCATTATTTTTTCTCCTTATTAATTTCAACAAGAGCTACTGATTCCATTAGTTGTATGCCCTCTAACATTTCTTTGCGGTTTTCTACATTGTAGAGGTCAAACAGTCCTCCAGCAAGCAATAGAACTTCATATTTTAACCCTACCATACCTCCAAAAGAACAATCCCATTGTGTACTCATTCTTAAAAACATCATAACAATATCCCAGTTTTCATCAAACACTTCAAACTCATTTTCTTTCACTACAGGTTTCTTTATCTGAATACCAAAGACTTTTGCATCTTCTTCTGTTTCGTCAATAATCTGTTTGCCACCCGAAACCCAAAATAAAGTAGCATCCGTTAGTTTTTTACTTGTGCATTAGCATAAAACTCTTTAAATGCATCTAAAACACCTGCAACAAAATCAACGTCTTCTGAAAATTCTTTTAAGGTTGTCTTACTAAATTCAGTAGGAGTTCCATCCTCTTCATTAATACCATTCCATCCTACTAAAACTTTTTCTAAAGCTTCATATTCAGTTTCTTCCTCAAAATTATTTAATTCTGTTCTTGATAGACGATTAAATTTACCTTCAAAAGTAAAACTTTCAAACTCACCAGGATTAGTTTCGCTAGGTCTTTTAATCTCAACAGGCCAAGGATAGACCTTGGTCTTTTTACGAACAAATGCCATAAATACTAAATAATATATATACTTCTATACTTTAGCTAGGAAGTCAATAGTTATGTATATATTAATTGAAACTCATTATTAGCTGCGTCTGGAACACAAGTGTAAGGAATTTCAAGCATTACTATTCCATCAGCCTCACCATAAGCTACATCTCCAATATCTACTTTACTGCTTGTAAATTGAACTCTATTACCAACAGCAGTTCCATGCGTAAATTGTAAATTACCTTGAGTTTCTGCTATAGCTGCTGCAAAGAAATCTTTAGCTCCTGCCCCAGTTGTTAACTTAGGTGCTTGTATTGTTACATTTCCATTTGTTGCTCTGTCAGTAACTAAAACTTCTTTGTCACCACCAACAAGTTCTCTATATATTATTTCATTACCTATATCAACAGTGACATTCATTAATCCCCCTGAATGTGATAATAACTGAAAACCATTTGTATTGGCTTGATTGAAGACTAATGGTGTAGCTTGATGATCATAATCGGTATTAGAAATAGTAGGTAATGTTTCATCGGTTGGAGGGACATATATTCCAGTAAAAGAAAAATCTATACTTGGTATTTCTCCAACAGCCCCATTAATCGTAAATGTTCCTCTACAACCTTGTACCTTATGTCTTATGCCATCTACGTGGTAATGAATAGTAATAGAACCAAAACCTGTTGAAACTGGAGTATATGTAACTGTGTCATTACCAGATGGAGCATCAGTGTAGTCTACGTCTGTAATTGCTTCAGCAAGACCACAAGCTAGTAAAGCTTTTCCATAACGAGGAGCAGTCCCCGCAGTCCCAGAACCAGCAAGTTCGACTGAAAATGTACACTCAACTCTAGTGTTAGCCAATATTTGCTGAGATGCCCCTAAGTAAGGTCTTACTACATCTCTGTTGACCACATCACTCGCTTGTGGAGTAATAGTAAGATCTCTGACTAAAACAACATCGGCTGCGGTAGGTGTTGGGTCACTTCCATAAGTAGTTTCAGACTCAATCAGAATTACTCTTTTTCTTTGTAATAGTGCCATCGGTTTTACCTCTGTAGGGTGTTTTTTAAGATTTGTCCACCCTTATTCTGGTGGTGTGTTTGTTCTTATATTAAACCTTAAGGGTTGTTAGGGTAACTAATAAATGATTAATTATGAAGTTAAACTATTGTAAGGAGTCCTATACATAATTTCAAATTCACAAGTAATAACACCAGCGGGCTGATCTGCCTCTAAAATCTCAAATGATTGAGTTGCAGGTCTTACATCAATAGCTAATCCATTTACAGAAGTATCAGTCAAAATTTTAGAAAATAAACTTTCAACTGTTGAATCTGCAATTTTATCAGGAATTACTCCACGAACTATAACAACAACTCTTACTCTTAATGTCCAATTAATTTTCTCAAATGTAGCCTCATTTATTGTTGGCTCATCAGTAACAGGTTCTATAACTATCGCTGGTGTTTCACTTCTTGTTAAAGCTTCAACTCTTGATCTATATATACGAGTTGATACACCTGTTGTCCCAGCCAAAGTAGACGTTAATTGAGTAAGTATAAGTTCTCTTTGGCTTGTCATTTTATTCTTTTATTAAGCTAACAATACTAAGTAAACCATCATCTATTTTTCTTGTGCTTCTTACTTTATATTTTTCATCAGCAACATTTATTTTATTGTCAAAAACCAATCCACCTAGTTCCGATGTTTTTACTGTTAATTCATAGTCAGTAGTCATAACTAAACCATCTGCAATCATTTCATCAGGTTGATTTAATATACCTTTGTATATTACTCCGTTAAATGAAACTTTATCAGTAAAGTGTTCAAAAAAAGGAGTGGTGTCTTCTATAAAAGTCATAATAAAAAAGCCCCATTAAAGGGGCTATGTTTTAACCGTATTTTTTAGCACCGACAAGAGAGATTCCATACACAAAAACAGGTGATGAACCACCTACTGTTTGTACGATTTTTATGAATCTCTTGCACTCGTCTTTATTTACTTCAAGTGTTTGCACTGAAGCAGATGTTGTAACTTGTGTAAAAGTTGCACCAGACAAGTCTCCATAAGTACCACCTGTCTCATCTGAGTCTTGAACTTTGATGTCTAAAGTTGGTGATGAGCCTGTACCCGCTGCACAGTTTAGAACTAGCAATACATCTCCATCAAATTCTTTTAAGTCAATAGCACTTGATGTAGCTGTAGCAGTTACAGAAGCAGAAGCCACCGCTGCTGTAATATCTAGTTTTTCTAAGTTAAGTTGATTGATTGCCACTTTGGGTTTCCTCTTGTTTAGGACTAGGTTTTTTCTTTGCTTTTGGTTTTGGCTTCTCTACATATTCGATAGCCTTGCCACTGAGAATTAGCATGCGAGCAACATTTTCTTCTACCTCAATAGAAGTGCCGACACTCGTAGGAGTGCCAGCAATCATTGTTGATCTTATTA